CTTATCAGCTCTACCTGAGATAAAAGATACAAGGTTTATAATAGATGATACAATTGAAGCAGCTCTTGCTATAATTAAACATAATAATTCAACAGGTCATATCAATGACTTAAATGAAATAACTGAATATATGGTAAATTCTATAAATCCTAGTAAAGGAATGCTTAGGAAAGAAAGATCTAGTTTTTCTATATCTACAATAGGTGAAACAAAACAAGATATTGCAGACTGGGAAAATAACTTAGATTGGAAAATCAATAAAGAAATAAATAAAGTTTGCAATAAATATGCAGATAGTGATCTTTGGAAAATAAAATTATCTAGCAAACAATTTATTAGTTTATGTAAAATATATAAAGATTCTGAAGTTCTTTATAAGAAGAATGGAAATAGTGTAATAAATAATCTTAATACACAAAATAAAGAATTTGAAATAGTAGAAGATTTAGAAAATTGCATTATTATAGAACCGGTGTATTTATGAGTAACAAACCAATAGTAACCTTTATAGTCATTACTTACCAGGAGCAATGGGAACCATATATGTTTATAGGTATGCTTAAATGCATGAAGAACCCTAACTGGAAAGTTATTATATGGCATGATGGGCCTAACCCTGCAACAAGGGCTATTGTAGAAGCATTTGGTGATGAAAGAATACAGTATATAGAGAATGAAGAGAACAAGGGTTCCTGGGGTTGTTATAACCGCATAGAGGCTCTTAAAATGGTTGATACTGATTTTGTTATACAAACTACTATACAAGAATATTACTTGCCTATAACTGTAGATGTTATTGAAGAATTAAAGAAAAACGATTTGATCTACTGGCCATGTATACATCATTCATTTGCATATACAGTACTTGATCCTGAACCTGTACGAAAGAAAATGGATTGGGGAAATTTTGCATTAAGGACACATATAGCAAAAAAAGTAGGAATCAATTACCCTGATGCTTATATGGCAGACGGACTATTTATAGAAGACGTAATGGCTTCACGACTTGTAAAAAACAAAGCAAAACTAAACCGAATATTAAACGTAAAGAACTAATGAAAGATAAGATAGCTGTCTGTATGATAACAAGAGATGAGCACCAGTATCTACAGGAGTTTATAGACTATTATAGAGCAATTGGTGTAGATGATGTTATCTTATATGATAATGAACCTAAACAACCTGTTGTTATAGATAGTACTTATGTTAAAATAGTTCCCTGGAAAACAGATATTAATCAGAATGTAACAAAGGCATATGCAGATTGTGCTATTCGTTTTAAAGACGAATATAAGTGGATATGTTTTTTTGATTCTGATGAGTATCTTATACTTAAAAAACATAAAAACATAAAAGATTTTCTTGCTGACTACAATCAGTATCCTGCAGTTGCAGTTAATTGGTTATGTTTCGGCTCTTCAGATATAGATACACATATTTCACATAGTGGTTATAATAAACATTGTAGGTTTGATAACCCTATAAATACACATGTAAAGTCTATTATAAAACCAGAGTATCTTACTATACATGGACCTGATCCTCACAATATGGTACAGGGGACCGTAGACACTACAGGTAATAAATTTACCGGCCCATTTTCTCCTTTTAAAAATGATGTAGCTTACCTTAAGCACTGCATCATGAGAACCAAAGAGGATTACATGAAGAAAGCAAATTGGGGGAGAATTGATATACCATTATCAAAAGATAATTTTAGATCTGCAGATAGATGGGATGAACACTACCTAACATTTAATGAATGTCAGGATGAGAAAAAAGTATGGTTATAAAATTAAAATGAATAAGCATGAAAATAACATTTGTAGCATTAGCATTTAATGAATGTCGTAGCAATAGACAATTAATTGACTCATTGATAATGCAAACTAATCCAAACTGGGAAGTAATAATCTACCACAATGGAGCATCTGCAGAAATGAAAAATTGGGCTACAGGTTTTAATGACCCAAGAGTAAAATATATTGAAACTGAAGTTAATAATAACAACCCTTGTTTGAATAGATTAGATGCAATAAACAATCTTGTCAATACTGAATACATAATACAATCATCTATTCAGGATTATTATCTTAGTTGGGCAGTAGATCTTATTTTGCAAAGACTTGCACAAACTAATGCAGATTTTTGTTATTGGGATTCTATAAACCATTTGTGTGGACATGAGTTACTGATTACAAAATTGCAATTAGGTTATATTGATTGGGGAAATTTTTGTCTGCCAATAACAATAGCTAAAGAAATAGGCATTCCAGGTTTTGCACCAAATTTAGTTAGGGGGGATGATTGGTATACAGTAGAAAGAGGATTGCAATTGGGTTTGTTTAAAAACATAACAAAAATAAATAATATGCTTACAATACATAATTAAAAAATGAGTATTCTATATAGAAACATACCGACAAGAGAAGAAGATGGCAATTGGGGATATACTCGGTTTGAGACTAAAGAAGACTTTAGAGATTTTGTAAAAGGTTTATTTAAAGAACCGGGTAAATACAATTTTGATCAGGTAGCAATTGAGGAGTTTAGCAAACATGCCAGAACCTTTATGGTTAAAGGTATGTTCTGTGATGCCCCAAGAATGTCCAGGGACTACATAGACTATTGGGATAGTGAGAGAGAAAAGTGCAGGAAAGGAGTTATTATAAAGGGTAGTAAAGGTCAGGTATGGTATCTTCCCAGGTTTCTATATCATTGGTTAAACTTTCTGCAGATATACAATACAGTTAAAACAAAGTTTGAGTTTCCCGGCCTTAGAGATGTACAGTATCACATGGCTCTTTACGAGATACTAGCTGAGTTACACGGAATGAACATAGCTATTGTTAAGAAGAGGCAGATGGCTTCTTCTTATTTTCATATAGCAAAGTTATACAACAAGTACATTTTTGAAGAAGGTTTTGTAGCTAAGATAGGGGCATCAGACAAAAAGTATATAGACTCTACTAACGGTTGCTGGAAGTTCCTTGGTCAATATCATAATTTTACAAACAAACATACAGCGTGGGCCTGTGGTAACTTTCCTGATAAAGTGTTTTCCTGGCAGCAGAAAGTTGAAACAAAAACACCTGATGGTCGTAAGGTAGAGATAGGTACAATGGCAACCATTGCTGGTATATCCTTTGATAAGGACCCTGTATCTGGTGTAGGTGGTGCATGTAATGAAATGTTTTATGAAGAGGGAGGAGTGGCCCCTACAGCTGATATAACTTATGGTTACATGAAATCAGCTATGAGACAAGGTACTACTGTTACAGGTGTCTTTACTATAGCTGGTTCAGTAGGTGATTTATCTCAATGTGAACCTCTTAGGGAGTTTATTTTAAAGCCTGAGATTAACGGTTTTTACCCTGTAGAAACTGATCTTCTTGATGATAATGGAACAACTGGAGTCAGTGCACTATTTATACCTGAGCAGTGGAGTTTAACCGGTGAAGGTGAACTAAACTTTACAGATGAGTTTGGCAACTCTAAAGTGAAAGAAGCTCTTGCTTACCTGGATACAGAGTTTGAAAATATAAGAAGGCAACTGAGTGAAGACAAGTATCAACTTGAAGTTTCACAAAGACCAAGAAATATAGCAGAAGCATTTGCAATGAGAACTGCTTCTGTATTCCCTGTACAGCACACAGCAAGTCAGTTAAGACGTATAGAGGAAGGTGAGTATGCAATGGAGTATGTGGATCTTATAAGAAACAACAAGAATGAGATAGAAGCATTGCCATCTGAAAGAAGACCTATTAGTGAGTTTCCTCTCCCAATGAAAACTGTAGATAAAAAAAGTATTGTATGTATTCATGAGCATCCTATAAAAAATGCCCCACATGGAACATATGTATGTGCTATTGACCCTGTAGAGGTTGGTAAGACAACAACATCTGCATCACTTGCATCTATAGTAATGTATAAAATGGATGTAGAAGTTATTAATGAAGAAGTATTTAAAAAAGAAGTTTCACCAGGAAAAGACGGAGTAGAACTTGAGTGGGGACCAATTAAAACAAAAAGACCTGTAACTGAAAAGACAGAAGTAAAAATAACTACTCATGTAGAAGGTGGAAAGATAGTTGCATATTGGTGCGGTAGGTTTGATGATCCTAATGAAACAAATGAGTATATATCAAGATTAATTGAATACTATAATGGTAGAGCTTTATGTGAAAATAATAAACCAGGTTTTATTAATTACATGAGGTCAAAGAAAAGACAAAAGTATTTGGTGTTTAAAGATGAAATGATCTTTGATAAAGAACTAGATGTTAAATTAAGTGGTAATGAGAGGTACGGAGTTACTATGACACCCAGACTTTGGAAAGTTCTTTTGGAGTACGCAGTAAACTCATTGTCAGAGGTTATGCATGAAGAAAGAAATGAAGAGGGTACAGTTACTCGAATACATTATGGTGTAGAAAGAATAACTGATCCGATGATTCTTAAAGAGATGCAGGTGTATCAACCAAGTCTAAATGCTGACCGACTTATCTCATATGCATTATTAATAGCTTATGTAAAGATACTTCAGGCAAGTGGTAGAATGAAGAAGAAAGTGGAAAGAACAAATGATAAGTTGGAAAGTCCGTCAAAAATGGTTAGTTTTAAAGGGGGAGATAGACCTATGTTTAAAAACATAGGCAGAGGAGGTAATGGTAATATGTTACAAGCTAAACGTAATCCGTTTAAAAATATTAGATAAAATTATAAAGCTATTTATATATGGCAGTTTTAAATGCGATTCAGTTACAAAAAGGAGCTAAGGTTGAACCATTGTATGGTAAGACCCTTGGGGGAATTTATCAACCCTATCAAATGCTTCCTCAAAGTGAGAAAGACCAGCAGTGGTGTGCACAGGTAATGGATTATATTGAGTGGACTGGCATGAGGCAACTTAAAAGAGTATCAGGTAAGATGCTTAAAAACTATAACTTGGCCAATGCCCGGATAGAAAAGAGTGATTATATAATAGCTGAAACTGATTACTCAGAAGTTATTGAACCTCTTATTAAAGAAGATGTTTCTGCTCTTGAATTAAAGTTCTATCCTATTATACCTACAGTTGTTGATGTACTTACTAATGAGTTTTCAAAAAGATATTCACGTATAACTTTTGAGGCAAAAGATGAAAAGAGTGCAAATGAAATGCTTGATGAAAAGTACAAAGATGTAGAAAAAGTACTTATTCAAAAAGCTACTTTAATGCAACAAGCTAAGTTGCAGGAAATGGGTGTACAACCCGATTCTGATCAAGGTAAGCAAATGATGGACCCTGGTACTATTAAAAGTTTACCACAGATACAAGAGTTCTATAGTAAAGATTATAGGTCTATGTATGCTGAGTGGGCAGAACATCAGATGGCAGTTGATAATGATAGATTTGCAATGCCGGAGTTAGAACGTCAAAACTTCAGAAACTCTTTAATAACAGATCGGGAGTATTGGCATTTTGTAATGAAAGAGGATGATTATGAAATAGAAACATGGAATCCTACACAAACATTTTACAGAAAGAGCCCAAATGTTAGATATATGTCAGATGCTGCATGGGTGGGTATGATCACCCTTATGACAGTACCTGAAGTAATAGATAAGTACGGTTGGATGATGAGCCAGGAGCAGATGGAAACCCTAAACTCACTATACCCAGTAAGAGGAGCAATGTATACTCAAACTGGTATAGGTAATGAGAGTGGTGCGTTTTATGATCCTACAATGTCTTATGAATGGAATACCCAAGGTCCTGGTGTAGGTATGAGGCAGTTTATGAGTGCCTACAATACACACAAGACTAATGGTGATATTATCCGTTGGATACTTGATGAGAATGAAGATCTTCAGGATACTGACTCTGCATACCTGGTAAGAGTTGCTACTATTTATTGGAAGACACAGAGGCTTATGGGGCATCTTACTAAAACAGATGAGAATGGTCAAGTGATACAAGAAATAGTTGATGAGTCATATAAAATAACAGATAAACCATTATATAACACTCTTGTTTTTAAGGAGAAGAGTAAAGACAACTTAATCTTTGGAGAGCATATAGACTGGTTTTGGATAAATGAATCTTGGGGAGGTTATAAACTAGGGCCTAATATTCCTGGTTTTATTGGCATGAACAACCCTTCAGGTTTTGCTCCTATGTATGTAGGTATGACAGGTGGTATACCGGGTCGTCTGAAGTACCAGTTTAAAGGCAGTAAAACAACATGGGGATGTAAACTACCTGTAGAAGGCAGAGTGTTTAATGATTACAATACCCAAAGCAAATCTCTTGTAGATAGGTTAAAGCCTTATCAAATAGGGTATAACATGGTGCTTAACCAGATACAAGATATACAAATAGATGAGCTGGGTACCATTATTGTTTTTGACCAACGTACATTACCTAAAAATTCAATGGGTGAAGATTGGGGAGAAAATAATATACAGAAAGCTTACCTGGCAGCTAAGAATTTTTCCATGATACCTGTAGATACATCTATTATTAATACTGAAACGGCTATACAACACATGCCTTTTCAAAAGATAGATATGAGTCAGCATGAACGTATCATGAGTAAGATTAAACAAGCTCAATGGATAAAAGAAGAGGCATTGTCTTCTATAGGTCTTAACCCTCAAAGGATGGGGACTCCTATAGATAAATCTGAAACTGCTACAGGTATAGAACAAGCTATTGCAGCTTCTTATGCACAAACAGAACAGTACTTTGTACAGCATTCAGATGAGCTAATGCCAAGAGTTCATCAAATGAGAACTGACTTAGCTCAATACTATCAGTCAACTAATCCTTCAATACGTTTACAGTATATTACAAAAGATGATGAGAAGGTGATGTTCCTTCTTAACGGTGAAGAATTACTAGGTAGAGATATAAATGTTACATGTCGTACAAGAATAGGCATGAGAAACATTCTTGAAAACATTAAACAAATGATGCTCAAAGATAATACTACCGGTACTACTTTGTGGGATAGGATAAGAACAATCAAAGCTGATGACATGGTTGACCTTGAAACAGGTCTTAAAGCTATGGAAGCTCGTCACGAAAAAGAACAGCAGGAAAAAGCTCAACAAGAACAGGAAGCACAAAAAGCTGAACAAGAACATCAAATGCAGATGCAGGAAAAAGCTCAACAGTTCAAAGCAGAAGAAGCTCAAAAAGACAGAGATGCTCATATTGAAGAAGCTGAAATTAGAGCTGCAGGTTTTTCTGGTTCAGTTGATCTTAACCAAAATAAACAAAATGACTATATGGATAATCTTAAGTTTATTCAGGGTCAACAAGAACATACTGAAAAAATGAATCTTGAAAGAGATAAACATTTAACTAATACAAGACTTAAAGAAACTGATCAGCAAATACAACAACAAAAGATACGTGAAGAGGCAAAACGTACTAATGCAGAAATACAGGTAGCAAAGATTAACCATAAATTGAAAGAGAAAAGTAAGTAAAGCTAAAGAGTGCATTTTTCTAAACATAGAATGTTTTTTGTTTGAATTTATGGCGTATATTCATATTAGGAACCAACAAATAAAATATAAATGGAAACAACAGTAACTAACGAGGTTGTAGACCTTGACAAGTTGTTCCCTGGAATAGATACTTCAGATGTACTTACATCAAAAGTACCTAGCATGTTAAGTAACGATAAGGATATGTCGTTTCTTGATAAACCAGGGGCAGTAAAATTAGATACACCTGCAGTTAAAGGTGGAGATGAAACAAAAAAAGAAGGTATACCTGTACCACCAGTAGATGAAGCAGAGGCAGATAAAATTCTGAACTCTATTGGAAAAGATGAAGATGATGAGGAAATAGATAATAACAGTTCTACTTCATCCGGAACAGGAAGACCAAAATCAGATAAGAATGCATTAAGTTCTTATTTGAAAGAAAAGATAGAGGCAGGTGAGTTTTCTGCTTTTGAGGACTGGGATGAAAAGAAACAAACTCTTGATGAGTACCTTTCAAAACAACCAGAAAAAACCTTACATCAGATGCTTGATGCAAACTGGGAATCTAAAGAAAGAGAACTTCTTGAGAGGACACCAGTAGAGTTCTTTGAAGCATTACCTGAAGAGCTGCAATATGCTGCAAGGTATGCAATGGAAGGTGGAACAGATATGAAAAGTTTGTTTGCTGCATTAGCAAGGGTTGAGCAGGTAAGAGAGCTAGATCCTGAAGATGAAGATGGTCAGGTTGTAATAGCCAGGAACTATCTACAAGCAACACAGTTTGGTACTCAGGAAGAGATAGAAGATGAAATCTCTAACTGGAAAGAAAACAATAGGCTTGAAAAAAAGGCTAAAGATTTTAAACCAAAGCTGGATGCAATGCAGAAAGAGCAAGTTGAATACCAACTTGCACAACAGGCACAGTTCAACCAACAGCAAAGGCAAGCTGCTCAAATGTATGTTGCTAATGTTGGACAAGCTCTTCAAAAAGGAGACATAGGTGGTATAAAGCTTGATAGAAAAACACAAGCAATGCTCTATGATGGGTTAACTAATGTAGCATATCCTAGTGCATCAGGTAAAGCAACAAACCTTTTGGGACACATGTTAGATCGTATCCAATATGTTGAACCAAACTTTGAACTACTGGCTGAAGTAACTTATTTACTTGCTGACCCAAATGGCTACAAGAACAGTATAAGACAACAAGGAAAAAATGTTGCTACTACTGAAATAGCTAAGAAGTTAAAGTCAGAGCAAATGAATAACGGTAATGGAACAGGAGGTTATGACCCTGACGATGTAGAAACTACATCAACTAAAAGAAAATTAAGTAAACCAAAGAATCTTTTTGAACGATAAACAATTTTGTAAACAAATAAAATAGATAAATAAAAATGAGCACTCCAGTTTTAAACAACGGTATTGCCCTTCGTGATAACGTATATGAGATAGGTTCAAACTATGACTCCTATCACCTGTACAATATGATGAAGGATGCAAAACCCACAGACTTAGGCCCTATTGAGTTTTGGGCAAACACACAGGTTGCACAGATGCCCCTGTATGCATTTTCTAACTTTGGTAAAGGTAATACCATAGATGTAGATGATCCAAGGGGTCGATACACCTGGCAGACACCTGTTGCTAATGATCTTCCTCAGATCACTCGTGATATTGATCCAAGTGATAGTAAGAAAGGTATTGCAGAAAAGTCATTCCGTATTGTTATGAATCGTAGGGAATACGGACATACAGCCGTTCTTACTTTTGACAAATATCGTGGTCTGGAGTTCCGTGTAACTGAAGACCCAATTATATCAATGGGTAACAACGAGTTTGTATATACATGTAAACTTATCAATAACAACTCTGCTGCTTATCTGGATAACAAATATCTGGTACCTGGTACTAAGGTGTTCCGTGTAACTTCAGGTCGTGGTGAGTATGGTGAAAGGTGGGATGATGTTGTATCTCGTGCAGGTTACAGGGAGTTCTATAACATCCTTGGTAATGCAGAAGCCAATGCTTCTTACCACATCAGCCAGAAAGCTGACTCAATGATGAGGAATGGTCAGAATACAGGTGGTATACCGGTAACTGAAATTTGGAAAGTTAATGACCCATCTCTTCGTGCAGATCCATCCCTTCGTACACTGGAAGATATCTCTACTCGTCTTGGACAGGTAGGTATGCTAAAAGCAATGAAGGAAGGTCAGATCAGTAAAGCGTTTATTACTGAAATTGAACGTCAGGCTATCAAGAAAGTAACAACTGATCTTGAAACATACCTGATGTGGGGTAAAGGTGGTCGTGTTCAGCAGGATGGTCCTGATGATCTGCGATTCTCTACAGGTCTTTGGATACAGTCTGATAATGGTTATAAGAAAGTTTACAACATCGGTACATTCAGTACAGATATGTTTAACTCTGAAATCTATAACTACTATGTAGGTAAGGTAAACTTTGAAGGGCCTGATCCTAAGAGGAAGCTGATTGTTCAGACTGGTATGGCAGGTATGCAACAGATGAATAGGGCTATCCAGCAGTTTGCAATCAATTCAGGTTTGGTACAGAATGCACATGAACTGGGTGCTATTAAGGGTGAAGCTCTTGATTTGGACTTTGGTTATGCATTTACTTCATATACCATACCATTCCTTGCAAACCTGAAGTTTGTTATTAACCCTGCATTTGATAATGTGGAAGCAAATAACATTGAAAACCCAATCATCAATGGTTTCCGTTTGTCATCATACTCTTATATCATATTTGATGTAACAGATCGTGGTACAGATAACATCAAGATGCTGCGTGATAAGTATGATCATGAGTTCCACTGGATGTACCAGAACGGTACTGCTGATTATATGGGTCGTACTAAGGGCTATCAGTCTTCAGGTGACTTTAATGGTTACAAGGTGAAGATGTTCCAGAGGCAGGGTGCACTTGTTGTAATGGATCCCACACGATTGCTAAAAATCGTGGCTAAGAATCCTATAACTGGTTACAGTCTCTGATGTAAAGTTTATTTGGTTTTTAAGCAACAATTATATATCTTTGTGGTACAGTTTTAAAACACTGTACCACATTTTTATGTATATAGCAAGTATTGATCCAATAGAAGTATCACAAGATACCTCTCTTTATAAAGTTCACATCTATAAAAAATCACAAGAAAGATTCGAAACTATCTTAAAACTTTATAAAGAAGGTAAAAGTATGTCTGAGATAGAAAATGCTACAGAAACGCACAGGAATACTATCCGCAGACAGCTTATAGCCTATGGTATAGATGTTGATAAAGAAGCAGAGACAAAGTATAAAGAATTACTGGATCAGGTAGTAAAATTATACCAGGAAGGAAAGTCCCAGATTTATATTGAACAGAATCTACATCTTACTCGTAAAACAATACGAGAGCATCTCAAGAGTGTAGGAGTTAAGTACAAAACAAAATCTGAACAGTGGCTTATTCGTTGGGGTAATAGTGACCTTCGGGAAGATGCTTTTGAAACTATTACACCCGAATCTGCATACTGGTTAGGTTTTTTATATACAGATGGTTCTATTTCAGGAGATGAAAGAGAAGGATATACTACTGAGCTTTTGTTGCAAAGAGGTGATAAATGTCACATTGAAAAGTATAGAGATTTTATGAGATCATCTTCTAAGATTGAAGATGTAAAACCAGCAGGAAGATTAGCTTCTCGTTTACGAATAGGATCTAAAAGAATACATGATTCTTTAAAAGCATTTGGGTTTACTAATGAGAAGAGCTATGATGCAGTACCTCATGAAAGCGTTCAAAATAACCGAGATTTTTGGAGAGGATGCATTGATGGTGATGGGGGAATTTATTGTAAAGGAACAAAAAACTATCAGACACATATTATATTTATGTGCGGAACTTTAGATACAGTTTGTCAATTTATATGTTTTTGTGAAACTAATTTGCAGCTAAAGAATAGAAAATATCCGACTAAATGTAGGGGGGAGAATCATTATGAAATTGCTTACTATGGACAAGAAGCTGTTCAAATAGCAGACTTACTCTATAAAGATGCTACTGTATATTTGGATAGAAAGCATCAAACATATCTTAATATAATAGAAAAAGAAAAAGAAAGTATAGGACATTTGGTAAATAGTATATAACTTCGTATCTTGTAATTGAACCAACAAAACAAATAAAATGAATATTAAAGTAGGAAGTAGGGTAAGTATAAAACCATATGCAAGTGGTCTCCCTAATGCAGGTCTTGAAAAGTATGATATGGTTGTAGCAGATGGTGCACAACACAAAGAACTTTTGGGCCTTGTAGAACGTAATGGAATTAAATGTTATTTAACAGGTCTTAATGAACTTGCCCCTGAAGTACAAAACATTAAAGATGCTGAGAAAAAGGAAGCTACTATCAGGGATATTCGTAAAACAATAGTATTTCTTGAAAACTCTTTAGCTGGCAACTATACTCTTACAGAAAAAGACATTGATGAGCATGATGAAAAAGGTAAGCCTACCGGTAAGTTTTCAGATACCTTTTGGGGTAAAGTAACTATGTTTATCTCCCAAGGTCCTGATAAATTTGATGATAAGAAACAACGTACTCCTACATATTGGGATAGTGTTGAGATAAAATGTAGTAACGATACTATATATCTGGATTCTAAAAATCCTCATGATATTATTCTTATATATGCTATTCAGGCAGGTGGGTTTCTTTGTGTAGCTCCTTCTATGGATTCTGCTAGAAATGCAGTAGAACCACCAAAGTGGTATCTGGATAAGGAAGAAGAGACTGCAGGTATTAAAACTGAAGTTAAAAAGCTTCGTAACCAGGCAGGTGGAGAACTGCAAAAACTCTATGATAAAGATGCCAATAAACTATTTTATGTTACTAAACTTTGTGCTGCTAATTCTTTAGGGTACCGTAAGGCCACACCTATGGATATACTATATGATGATTGCGACAAGTACATCAATGGTGAAACAGTAGATAAGAATAAGAAAATGACTGCTGAAAAGTTTATTGATTACTGTAAACAACCGTTAGCAGATCTTCGTGTTCAGGCTATTGTACGTGATGCTACAGAAATGCATTTATTGACGTTTAAACAAGATGGTCAACTGTACTATAATAAGACCGGCACCCCTATGGGTAAGGGTGTTAATGACGTAGTAAAGTTTCTTGAAAATCCTTTGAATAATGATGTTTTAACTAACATTACAGAGGAAGTTGAAGAAGAGTGGAAAAAATAGTAACCAATTAAAATTGAGTTATATGGCAAAGCCAATGAAACCAATGAAACCAATGAAGCCAAGTAAGCCAAGTAAGCCAAAAATGCCGAAAGGAACATGCTAAATGTAATCGGGTAGAAGTGTAATAACTTCTACCCATTTTACAATATTTAAAACTATCAGGTATGACCAACGAACTACTCCAAGTTAAATTTCAGCAGAGACTTAATAAACTCAGTTCAAATGATTATGGGAATATAGAATGTTGGATGATAGCTGAAGCATTTAATAAGGCTATGGATGCTTGGGTATCCAGGCAGTTACAAGGTATTAACCAAACTAAAAGTACTGCAGAGGGCTCTATAAGGAGTATAGATAAACTTCAAGTAATTCTTAAACAGGCACCTCTTACAATGACCAATGAAGGTATTTATTGGGAAACACTTTTGCCTGATGACTATGTTGAATGGTCAAGGATAAGTGCTGATGCTAAAATGGATGACTGTTGTGCTGCAAGAAAATTAAAGATTTTTCTTGGAGAAGAAGCTGATATGGATCTGGTCCTGCTGGATAAAAATAGACAACCTTCATATGATTGGGCAGAAACAGTTGCGACTGTTATGAGTGGTAGCTTTAGAATATACACAAATAACTGTTTTGATATAGTTAACCCTACTATTACTTATTATAGGAAAGCTGCACATATAAAAATAGAGAATTGTACTGACCCTGATACAGGTTTATTTATTCCACCTGGATCTGGAGTAGAATGTGAATTTTCCAATACAGTTATAGAAACTATTATTGATGAAGGTGCAGCAATACTTGCAGATGATATGGATAATTATAATAAAATGCAAGTATTAAATCAAAATGCCGAACACAGTAACTAACTAATATATGAACTTCAATAGTCCTCCCGGTGGTTATGCATCCCAACTAGCTTGGTCAGTAACCGGAATACAAGAGTTAAATAGAAGAGTAACAGCTATCCTTGAAAATGGAGGAGGTGGTATATTACCAACACTACAGCAAGTAACTGATGCAGGTAATACAACTACTGCAACAATTAATGCAACTGAATTTGCAACTTTTTCCGATGATGGGACTATAGGTATTTCGATTACTACAAAACCAAATGGAGGGAGATCTAATATTATATTTGTACAGGAAAGTGGAACAGCAGCCATAAAATGCAATCCTTTAACCGATGATGTTACACAAACTATACAGAATAAATCGGGAACTATTGCGCTATTGGAAAATTTAATTTACTCTGATGTTACAACAAATGCAGTTGAGAACGTAGTTACTATTGCACACGGATTACCAACTTCACCAGTTGCTGTTATTGTGCAGCCAAAAAATTATAAAGCCGGTAATTATCTTTCCTGCAATGGAAATGGTTATTATATTTCATGGGATATAACAAATGTTATTATAACTTCTAACTCAACACCGCCAGAAGACACAGATCTGGAATTTCATTTAATATACATATCCATCTAAAAATAAGTACCCTTAAAAACAGGAGGTTAAATAATGAGTCTCCCCATATTAAACCGTTTAGGATTTTGGTATGCTACTACTAATACACCATCTCTTGTAGATGGTGTTGGTACTTTAGGTGATTGTTATCAGATAGTTACTGTAACTTCTGGTAGTGTCAACTTTATGTATAATAGGGACTTAGGTTCTGGTGTGAAAACCTGGATAGCTAACCTTTATATCTATTATGATGGTGCAATATGGCAAATGATTGGTAGTGCTACAGGAGGAGGAGGGGCGGTGTCATCTGTAAGTAATACGGATGGTACTGTAACTGTAAGCCCTACAACAGGTGCCGTTATTGTTTCATTACCTGTTATAGGTACACTGACCCCTGGTAGCTACACCAATACTAACATTACTGTAGATGCATATGGTAGAATAACACTTGCATCAAATGGTTCAGGAGGTGGTTCCCAAAATCTCCAACAAGTAACTGATATAGGGGCTATTACAACCAATACAATTACTGTAGGTTCTTTATCAGGGTTATTTAGTCAAGTATTAAACTCTGCAGTAGGTACAGAAAATGCTGCTACAGGAACATATGCTTACTTAGATTCTTCTGGATATTTAGGATTAAATAATGGTGTAGTTGAAAGTTATCTATACAATACTAACGTAACACATACAGGTGTTGCCTTAGAATTTCCAAATGCAACTGCTTCTACTAATTATACTATACCAATATCTGTTAATGGTACTACAGCAGATAGTGCAGGTAATATTGCAATATCAACAGGTACTGGTACAGTAACTTCAGTAACTTTAGCCAATGGCACTGGTATATCTTTATCTGGTACTAATCCTATTACCACTTCAGGTACCATTACTATAACTAACACCGCACCAGATCAGGTAGTATCATTAACACAAGGAGGGACTACCACAATAACCGGCACTTATCCAAATTTTACTATTTCCAGTGCAGATGCATATACAGGTACAGTAACATCTGTAGCTACTGCAGGACTTATATCTGGTGGTACTATTACTACTACAGGTACAATTACTACTTCTATGGCTACTAATAAACTAGTAGGTAGAAGTACTGCAGGTACTGGTATAATGGAAGAAATAACTGTAGGTACCGGTCTTACTCTTTCTAGTGGTACACTTAGTGCTTCAGGCACATCCCCTCTTACAACTAAAGGGGATTTATATACATACAGTACAACAAACACAAGATTATCTGTAGGACTTGATACGCAAATTCTTATAGCTGACAGTACAACTACAACAGGTTTAAAATGGGGAAGTAACACTGCTGCTACGCCATTAGGTTATTATGGGGCATGGCAAGATAATGTTACACAAACTGCTGCTGTTAATAATACAGCTTATGCAATGATTTACAGAACTGTAGATCTTTCTAATGGAGTTACAGTTGTTACCGATGGAACTAATCTCACAAGAATAACATTTGCAAATACAGGTATTTATAATATACAATTTTCTGCTCAGTTACAAAATTTATCTACAGCAACTGAAGATGTAACGATATGGTTACGTAAGAATGAAGTTGATTTACCTGCAACAGGTACTATAGTTGGTTTGGCTCAAAGAAAAGGTCCTGCAGATCCTTATCATATAGTAGCTTCTTGGAACTTTGTTTTAAGTGTAGTTGCTGGAGAGTATTATCAATTAATGTGGAGTACAACTAACCATACAGATGTAACTATACCTGCTTATTCGGCAGTATCTCCTGCTCCATCAGTACCATCAATTATATTAACCGTTACTCAACAGTCAGGTATCATGGCTGGAACAGGTATTACTGCAATTAATAGTCTTACAGGTGCAGTACAAACAATGGTTACCAGTACAAGTGGAACTGATTTTGCAATAGTATCTTCTGGTACATCACATAGTTTTAATTTACCAACTGCATCTGCCACTAATAGAGGTGCATTATCATCAAGTGACTGGACTATTTTTAATAGCAAACAAGCATCAGGTAACTACATTACTGCTCTTACAGGTGATGTAACAGCAGCTGGTCCAGGATCAGTAGCAGCTACTATAGCTAACAATGCAGTTACATATGGTAAGATACAAGCTGTATCAACTACTTCTAAATTACTGGGATCATCATCTACTACTACACCTGTACAAGAAATTACAATAGGTACAGGGCTTACACTTACCGGTACCACATTAACTGCTACAGGTAGTGGAGGAACAGTAACATCTGTATCAGGAACCAGCAATAGAATAACAGTAGCAACCGGTACTACTACTCCGGTTATTGATATCTCATCATCCTATGTAGGTCAGAGTTCTATAACTACTACTGGTACTATGACATCCGGTACACTATCTACTGGTTATGTAGTAGCCGGTGTAACGATGACATTGGGTTCTGATGCTAGTTATGATATCTACTATAGAAACTCATCAGGAGTACTAACCCGATTAGCTAATGGTACTACAGGACAATTATTAACAGCCACAACATCATCTGCTCCATCATGGGCTGCACCTGCTACTAGTGGTACAGTAACCTCAGTAACAGGTACTGCTAACCAGATAGCAGTAGCTACAGGTACTACAACTCCTGTAATATCTTTGGTATCTGGAGGTACACTTCCTGGAGCATGGGCATTAGGTACACCTGCATCGGGTAACTTATCTAACTGTACTAACATAACACCAACATCTTATACAGGGTTAATAGACTCTCATAGATTATTTGATAGTGGATCATCTATACCAGCTCAGACATATGTGTTGGATTACTATGCTGAATTTGCTTACACTATTAATGAACTAAGGGTTAAGAGCACATCCGGTACATGCAGTGCTGCTGTTCAGATAGGTGGTACTAATGTAACTGGTATATCGGCAGTATCAGTATCCAGTTCTGCTGCTGTAGGTACTGCCACTGCTTTAAATACGGTTGCAATAGGAAATACAGTTACTTTAGTTATAAGTAGCAATAGTACTTTAGTTGGTCTTCAGGTAACTTTAAAATTCACAAGAACATAATGGGAAGTGTTTTATATTTTAATACTACTCCTCAATACAGGTTAGTAGCTTCTGGTTCTAACAAAGCTCTAGTAGCAGGTACAGTAACTGTAACAGGTATATCAGGTACTATAAAACTGATTGTTATTCCTATAGGTTCTGGAGGTGTACCTGGAGTAACAGATAGTAGTGGTAATGTGTATAGCTATACAACAACCATTACTGCAGGTGGGATATATGTACGACAAGCCTATGTAGTAAACCCTACAACTACATCATCAATGACGTTTACTATTGTTAGTACTGCTTGGTCTGCTTGGGTAGGATGTTTTACTGTAGACAATGCTATAACACCTTTATTAGATCAACAAAATGGTTTTGGCAGTGCTAACGTAACAAGTATATCTACAGGTTCCATAACCCCTTCTTTTACAGCAGAATTAATTGTAGCTTCGGCTGTTACTGGTACAGGAGCTACCGGAACACCTTCTGCAATAACAGGATATAATTTAATTAATCTACCTTTTATCGCAGGTACTGCACAGGGATGTATTATTTATTGGAAGTCTCAATTATATATACAACCAGAAAATGTAACATTTGCAGGAACTTCTATGAGATATTGGGCAGCAACAATAGCATCATACAAAAACTAATATATGAATATTCTAAATAACGACCTTCTTGGTAATTATGTTCAAATTGATCCAATAAAAGTAGCATTTACTGATATATTATTGGCAAACATATTAACCGCTTCTATTATAGATGATAATCTCACAGATAGCTGTGTAATCAGATATAACTTATACAATCTTCAAGTATCTGCAGACACACCTCCTGTATACACTGCTCAACTTATGAGTACAGGTACGTTATGTATATCTGGAACTGATTACACAAATTGGGGAGGCATTAACTCATATGTGTATACATACATTGCAAATCAAATACCTATTGTTATTATAAACTAATTTTATGGATATAGAAAAAATTAAACAGTTGTTTGAATTTTCATGGGCCCAGGCTTTTAGTGATAATAATGGTAAATCAACTGTTTTACCTATAGCTGGAGCATTTATTGTTCTTGTAGGAGGAGTTGGTTTTCTTTACGGAGCAATAATAAAAGATGCTAATCTTATTACCCAATCTATAGTTATGACTAGTATAGGTGCTGGTATTTTAATGGGTCGTAAAATTGTAAACGGTAAACCTGGAGATCTTCCTTTTACAGAGGATTCTGATAAGTCCTAGAATGCTTTAAAAAATGTGTTTTTAAAAACCAAATTCTTAGACTTTTTCCGTATATTAATATTGAGTACCTATTGTATATAAAAAAGTTACAAACACTATGACAACACTAAAAAATGTAATAACTGTTGATAGATTAGCAGGATGGATAGCAATGGTTTTTAT